ATTCCATCGATTATATGAAGGTGCTATACAGAAGAGAAATGAATTCAAAGCATTCAGAGTTGATTGGTGGGATGTGCCTGGTCGAGATGAGAAATGGAAAAAGCAGACCATAGCAAATACATCGGAGATTCAATTCGAACAAGAGTTTGGAAATAACTTTCACGGTCGATCCAACACTCTCATATCTTCTGATATCATTCTTGGCTTAATGCCTGAAGAACCCGAAGAGTTTAAAAATAACATATCTTACTATGAAAAGCCTGAAGAAGGAAGCACATATGTGATGACGGTGGATGTTTCGAAAGGACGAGGACAAGACTATTCTACATTCAGTGTGATAAAAGTAGAGAAAGAACAATTCAAACAGGTGTGTGTATTTCGTGATAATATGATTTCACCAATGATCTTTCCAGATATCATCGTAAGAGTCGCGAGGTTATACAATGAAGCAATTGTTATCATTGAAAATAATGATGTCGGTACTGTCGTATGTAATACAGTTTACTATGATTATGAATATGAAAATACATTTGTTCAATCAACCATTAAAGCCGGTGGCATAGGTGTTACAATGTCGAAGAGAATCAAGCGAATTGGTTGCTCTAATATGAAAGATTTGATTGAACAAGGTAAATTAGAAATAGTTGACTCAGAAACCATTTCAGAAATATCAACCTTTGAATCAAAGGGCACTTCATATCAGGCATCTGGGGGTAACCACGATGATTTGGTTATGAATATAGTTCTATTCTCATGGTTCATTTCATCCGATGCTTTTGCAGATATATTGGATATGGATTTAAAATCATTACTTTATCAAGACCGGATCAAAGAGATTGAAGATGATCTATTACCTTTCGGTTACCATGATGATGGGATTAATAATGTTTCTAATTCACACGATGAAATCGTCAAGGAGCACAGAAAGTGGATGGACATCTGAAAGACCGCATATTTATAAATATATTCGTGTGAATTGACATTTTCTTATTATTTTTTCAACAATCTTATTATTCAACTAAAACAAAAACTGAAAGACAATTATGGGTTTTCAAGTATCGCCTGGAGTCGAGGTAAAAGAAATCGACTTAACAAACGTCATACCCGCAGTATCTACATCTATTGGTGGATTCTCTGGGTATTTTAAATGGGGACCGATTAACGAAATCAGTCTCCTTTCATCGGAAAAAGCACTCCTACAAAAATTTGGCACACCAGATAGTTCTGTACTATACGCTGATCCATTTTTCCAAGCGGCATCATTCCTAGAGTATGGTGAGGCTATTAAAGTAGTTCGTGCTGGTAATTCCACAAACTTTTCAAATGCGACCGATAATGGTGGTGCTGATAGCTTCAAAGTCACAAGCATATCCGTCGGCGCTCTAGTAGATGGTGCATATAGTGGTAGAACCGTTGGTACAGCCAACGATTTTGCTTTTAGTGTCACTGGAGGTGTACCTACAATCGACACCAATGTTTCCTTGGCTGATGTGCCTGTTAGTGGCGCTTTGGTTATCGCTGATGCGGATAGTAAATCATTGAGCGCTCTCACAATCAGCACGACGCTGCCAGCCAACGTTGTCTACCGTAGTATCGGTTCATTCACCTATGAAAAAGAGATCGATGGCAAGAGTTATTCATTCACTAAGGATACGGATGGTAATATCACCATCCTTGCGAATGAAGTAACTGGAGTTTCTGCAGCTAATCAAATAGCTTCATTTGATTTCAGTGCACCTACAAGCACAACTTCGCTGGACTCGCCATTTGCGGTGACTGAGACTGATACAACCGTAACTGTTGATGTTACCTATGTACAAGATAGTTACACCACTCAGTTGACCTTTGATGGTATTACTGATAATGGTGTTTATATCCCCAATGAGACTTACTTCGAAGACATTCCATTCAATACAGATGGTGGCACTTTCGCCGCTAAATATGCTGGTGTTGCTGGTAATGGCTTAAAGGTGTATGCTCTTGGCGCCACTTCATTCGCTACGGTTAAAGCCGCTGTCGATGCTTCTCCTAGTACAGCTACTGGTGAAGAAACTGCAGTTTATAATTCCTTCGATCTTGCACCAGACCAAGACGAAATTCATGTCGCAGTTGTTGATGTCGCTGGTAACTTCGGTGTCCCTGGTTCGGTGATTGAAAAATTCACTGGACTTAGCATCAGCAAGACTGCTAAGACAGATGCTGGCGCAACAAACTACATCAAGAATGTAATCAACACAAGATCTAGATATATCTACCTTATTAAAGGTGATACAAGTGCTTATACTGAAGAAACATTCGATGGCACAAGTGCTGGTGAATTTACTCTCAGTGGTGGTACTGAAGCCTCTACTCTTGTCGAGAGTGATATCCGAGGCGGACTTGATCTTCTTGCTGATACTGAAACAGTAGATGTAAATCTCATCTTCTCTCAGATCGGAGCAACTGGAGCTGGTCTTCAGAACCACGCTCATAAGATTGCCTATGAAAGAAAAGATGCAGTTGCATTCATCTCTCCACCTAAAGCAGCCACAGTTGGTTCCACAACTCCATTAGCAGATGTGATTTCCTTCAATGATCTCATCACTAATCGTGGTGTAGAAGGTTCTTATGGTGTAATTGATTCTGGCGCAGTTTATATCTACGATAGATATAATGATGTTTACAGATTCATACCTGCAAATGGTCACCTCGCTGGTCTTTGTGCTAACACAGATGATGTTGCAGAACCTTGGTTCTCACCTGCAGGATTCAATCGTGGTGGTTTCAGAAGCATCGTAAAATTGGCATTCAATCCTACAAAGGTTCAAAGAGATGAGCTTTACAAGGTTGGAATCAATCCTGTTGCTTCATTCCCAGGTCAAGGCACCGTTCTTTTCGGTGATAAGACTGCACAATCAAAGCCATCCGCATTCGATAGAATTAATGTTCGTAGACTGTTCATCGTTCTTGAGAAGGCTATTGCAACCGCTGCTAAATTCCAGTTGTTCGAATTGAATGATGAATTCACTCGTGCGACATTTAGAAATGCTGTTGAGCCATTCTTGAGAGATGTTCAAGGTAGACGTGGCATCACCGACTTCATGGTCGTATGTGATGATACTAATAATACAGGTGAAGTAATCGATACTAATCGTTTCGTTGCTGATATCTATATTAAACCCGCTCGTTCAATCAACTTCATCACTCTGAACTTCATTGCGACGAGAACTGGAGTAGATTTCTCAGAAGTTGCTGGTTTATCCAATGCTTAATTATATAAATAAAAGAAAGGAAATAAACAATTATGGCAACATTTAAAGTAGACGATCTAAAATCTAGATTGCCCGGCGGAGGCGCTCGAGCAAATCTATTCAGAGCAACAGTTGAATTCCCTGGCTATGCCGGCGGAGATTCAAATCTTGTATCTTTCCTATGTAAGGGCGCACAACTTCCTGGTTCAACCGTTGGACAAGTTGATGTACCTTTCAGAGGTCAAGTATTAAAAGTAGCTGGCGACAGAACATACGAGAACTGGACAGTAACCATCATTAATGATGATTTATTCAAGGGACGCGATGCTTTCGAACGCTGGATGAATGGTATTAACCAAAACAAAACAAATCAAGGATTGGTAAGTCCACAGGCTTACCAAACTGATATGATAGTTGAACAGCTTACCCGTGATGATATCGTTTCGAAAACGGTTACAATCAGAGGTGCTTTCCCTGTCAATGTTTCTGCTATTGATCTCAGTTATGATACAACTGATGCAATCGAAGAATTCACTGTTGAATTTGCTTTCCAATACTGGGAATCAAATACAACTTCGTAAATCTTAATTAAAATTATGGGCACCTTCATCTCTGGGGGGTGCCCATTTATTTTGTTATAAATAAAGATATGGAAATATTTGGTTACGAAATAAACAAGAAGGTAGCTTCATTAGAGGTTAAAAAAGATAAAGAACTAAAATCATTTGTTTCGAAAAGAGATGATGAGGGTTCTTCAAGCGTAGTTACCACTGGAGGTTACTATGGACAGTATGTTGATATTGACGGTCTCTCATCAAATAATGAAGCAGATCTAGTTGTAAAATACAGAGAATCAGCAGCTCAGCCTGAATGTGATCAGGCTATTAATGATATCGTCGATGGCGCTATTTCATCGACTGATGACAAGTCGCCCGCAATTCTTAATATGAATGACTTGGAACTACCAAGTAATATTAAGAAACAAATTTCAGATGAATTTGATAAAGTATTAGGTCTTTATCAATTCAATCGAAGAGCATCAGAAATATTCAAGGATTGGTATATCGATGGTCGCTTATATTTTCATGTCGTAACAGACGAAAAGAATTTTAATAAAGGAATTAGAGAGTTGCGCCAAATTAATCCATTATATCTGAAAAAGGTAAAAGAGGTTAAGAAGGTTCTTGATGAAAAGACTGGAGTAAAGATTCCAAAAATAGTTGCGGAATACTACATTTATTCTGAAGGAATTTATGGAGGAGAATCATCTCACGCAACATCTGGTATTAAGATCGCAAAAGAAGCGATTGTTGCATGTCCATCTGGACTACTTGATGAAAGACAAGAAAAGGTTGTAGGATATTTACACAAGTCGGTCAAACTTGTGAATCAATTAAGAATGATGGAAGATGCTCTTGTCATGTACAGAGTATCTCGAGCGCCAGAAAGAAGAATCTTCTATATTGATGTTGGTAATTTACCTAAGGGTAAAGCAGAAGAATATGTACAGAGTGTCATGGCGAAATATCGCAACAAGCTTGTCTATGATTCCTCAACGGGTGAAATCAAAGATGATCGCAGACACATGTCTATGTTAGAAGATTTCTATATGCCTCGTAGAGAAGGTGGAAGAGGATCAGAAATCACAACATTGCCGGGTGGTGAAAATTTAGGTCAGATCGATGATGTTTTATTCTTCCAAAAGAAATTATATCGTTCTCTTAATGTTCCTGTTGCAAGACTTGAACAGGAGACTGGATATGCCTTTGGTCGACCATCCGAGGTATCGCGTGAAGAGGTTAAATTTCAGAAATTCATTGATAAGCTTCGTAAGAAATTCTCTTACATTTTACTTGATGCTCTTAGAATTCAACTTATTCTTAAGGGTATTATTAAACAAGGAGAATGGATTAATATTCAAGAGGGTATCGCAATTGATTTCGTGGAAGATAATTATTTCTCCGAGTTAAAAGAAGCAGAAATCATTAAGGAGCGTATCGAAACACTCAATCTTATGGATGAATTTGTTGGGAAATATTATTCTAAGGCTTGGGTTCGCCGCAATATTCTCCAACAGAATGATGAAGAGATTGAAAGATTAGATAAAGAGATTGAAGACGAAAGTGGTGATGAAGACGACCTTGATTTAGATGAAGTTTGATTCT